AGCCAACAACAGTTTCCTGCGGTCTACATACAGACTGCTGATGAGACTAGAGAAGATGTTTCTATTAAGAATAGTGGCATAACTCGCACAGGCACGATTGATTTTAGAATATTTGGTTTTGTTACTACAGCTAGTACAACGACAAGTAATATAGATACTAAACGTAACGAGTTAGTAACGACAGTTGAAACAGCATTAGATAGTGATAGAACTAGATCAGGTAACGCATTGGATACCCAATTAGTTAGCGTAGAAACAGACGAGGGAAGTATATTTCCTTATGGTGGTTTAATAATGACTGTAAGGTGCTTCTATAAATTCACACAAGGAACACCATAAATGAGTGATAAAGTTTATTTAATAAAAAACGGATTAACTGTATTAACAGATAATCCTGATAAATTTTTAGGTGATGGTTGGAAGCATAAGCATAACAATTCTGAATCTAAGAAACCAACAGGGAGAACATATGGCAAAAAGAAAAAAACTCCAAAATAAAAATGGAGATACTATTGAGGTTTGGGATTACCAAGTAGATGAGTATGCACAACAAGGTTGGCATACTGAAACTGCAAAACCCAAAAAAAAATCAACTAAAATAACAGAAGAACAAGGAGAATAAAATGGCAGTACATACAGGCTCAGCAGGAGTTATTAAAATTGGCTCTAATACAGTAGCAGAAGTAACAGCGTTTACATTAGAAACCACAGCAGATGTAATTGAATCAACTGAATTATCTGACACAAACAAAACATACGAAGTAAGCAGAAAAAGTGGTTCAGTAACTATTGAATGTATGTGGGACGAAACTGACGCTAATGGTCAGGTAGCATTGCAAGAAGCAACAAGCGTAACTTTATTGTTATACCCCGAGGGTTCAGATAGTGGAGATTACTATTATTCAGTTCCCGCTATTGTAACAGGCAACTCATTATCAGTAACTATGGACGATATTATTAGAATGTCTATATCTGCACAAGTTAATGGTGCTATTACTAGAGCAACAGTATAATTTGACAATTAATACAAATTAGATTAAAAATAGCGTATGTCAGCAATAGATAATATCAAAGACCATTTTAATAGTTTAGACCAAGGCGAAAGTAAATTTGTCGAAGAATGGAATTTAACTATTTACAAGCAACCAATTAACCTAGAAAAAAAAGGTAAGTTGTTTAAGAAAATGGAACTAGATGCTATTGAGGGTTTGGCATACGCTTTAATTGAGTTAGCATTAGATGAGCAAGGTAAACATTTATTTACGCTTGAACACAAACAACATTTAATGAAAAAAGCTGATCCTGATATTTTATCAGAGGTAGCAACTTGGTTAATGCAAACTCCGTCAAAAAAAGATATTAAAAAAAAATAGATAACGACTACGACTACTCAGCAATAGTTCAATTAGCAGATTATTTAAAAATACCTATTTATCAAGTTCAACAATTCTCAGTAGAAGAATTTATAACTTGGATTGTGTTCTTAGAAGATAAGAACAGAAAACAAGAGCAACAAATTAATATGGCTAAAGCCAAATCTAGGAGATAGATGACTAAAAAAGTTAATATAGATATAGTAGCAAAGGACAAAACCAAGAGAGCCATTGATTCATCTAAAAAAAGTTTAGGTGGTTTAAAAAAGTTTGCTCTTGCGGCTAGTGCGGCATTAGCTACTATTGGTGCAGGTCGTGCCTTGACTGGATTAGTAAGAGTTGGTAAAGAAATTGAAAGCCTACAGATAAGATTTAAACTTTTATTTGGTAGTGCGGAAGAGGGTGCAAGAGCATTTGATACACTTACTTCATTTGCCGCTAAAGTACCATTTAGTTTAGAGGACATAGCTGCAGCCTCAGGTAATTTGGCTGTTGTTGCTAAAGACGCTAAACAATTAAACGACATTTTAGAAATTACAGGTAATGTTGCTGGTGCAACAGGATTAGATTTTCAAACTACAGCAAGTCAAATTCAAAGAGCCTTTGCAGGTGGTATTGCAAGTGCTGACATCTTTAGAGAAAAAGGTGTTAGAGATATGCTCGGTTTTTCAGCAGGTGTTAAAGTATCAGTAGAAGAAACTAGAGAAGCATTTGCTAGAGTATTTGCAGGAAATGGTGAATTTGCTAAAACCACAGAAGAATTAGCTAACACCCTTGAGGGAACTTTATCAATGATAAATGATAAGTTCTTTGCTTTTCAATTAGCAATAAACCAGTCATTTTTTGCTGAATTAAAACTACAATTTGGAGATTTAAATAAATTTCTTGAAAAAAATGAAGAGGGAATAGCAGAGTTTGGTGATGACATTGGAAAATCTTTAGCAGGATCATTAGTAGCTTTAGCTAATGCTGTTAAGACCGTTAAAGAAAATTTAGCAGAATTTGAGTTGGCTTTAGGTGCTATATTGATTGCTTCAGGTGGTTTAATTAAAATATTAGCAGGATTAGGTTTAGCATACGATTCATTAACAAAAAAACAAAGAGATTTAATTGATCGTACTTTAGAATATAATGAAAAATTGCACGAACAAGAAACAGGAATGGCAAATATTAATGCTGTTCACAATGCATACTTAGAAAATCAAGAAAAAGTTCTAGAGCAAAACGATAGGCAAATTGGTAGCATTGAAAGTATGTCAAGAGCATACGAAACACTTAATGAAAAAGTTTTAGAAAATATTGGTTTTGAAGAAGCAAGAATGAAATCTATGCAAATTGCTTTTGATGAAGATACCAAAAGAGCAGAGAGACAAAAAAAAGATTCCAAAGATAATTTAGACGCATTTAAACAGGGTAAATTTGGTGAAATAGAAGTTCAAAAAGTTACTGACAAACAACTAGGTAAAATGGCTAGGCATACTCTGCAAGAGGGTGCTAGAATTAATAAAGAAATGTTTAGATTAAATCAGGCGTTAAATATTGGTGAAGCCATAATGAATACAGCTGCAGGTGTCACTGCTGCATTAAGAGCAACCAATATACCGTTAGCGTTTGCTATAGGTGCTATGGGTGCTGTTCAGATTGCAACAATAGCCTCACAACAACCACCTGCACAGTTTGGTGGATCAAGATTGCCTAACAGCCCATTCTTAGTTGGGGAAAAGGGTCCTGAATTATTTACTCCTAACACAGCAGGATCAGTTACACCTAATCATCAATTAACAAGTGGTGAAAGTAACATTAATCTAACTGTAAATGCGGTCGATGTAAAAGGTGTTGAAGAATTGTTAGTTGACAACAGAGCAGTAATAGTAAATTTAATTAATTCAGCATTAAACGATCAAGGAAAAGAGGCATTAGTATAATGAGTGGCACATATCCATCTTCACCATCATTTGCATCACTAGGTTTTGTAAGTGAACAAAAAACTAAAAAATCTGTGACTGATAGTGGTAAAATATTTACAGCACAAATAGACGGACAGCGTTGGAAATTCTCAGCTACCTATCCACCAATGACACGAAGTAATTTTGCACCAATATATGCTTTTATTATGAAGCAAAGATCACAAAAAGAGACTTTTCAAATTGTTTTACCTGAATTAAGTAATGCCAAAGGTACTGTAACTAGTGTTGTGGCTACAGCATCAGCACACACAGCAGGAGATACCACTATTGCTTTGAAAAATGTTAATGCTACATTTAAAGCTGGTGATCTTATAAAATTTACTTCGCATACAAAAGTTTATATGATTGTTGAAGATGTTACAGGTGATGGCAGTAATTTAGCAACAGTAACAATAGAGCCACCTATTAAACAAAATTTATTAGCTGACGATACGGTTATCTATAACAGTGTGCCATTTACTGTTAGATTAACAAATGATATGCAAGAATTTTCAACAAGAGAATTAGATTTATACAAATTTGAAGTAGACTTTATAGAGGCGTTATAATGCCTAGAGGTTTATCAACAACTTTACAGACTGAAATTGCTAAACAGAATATTAAGCCAATAGCGTTAGTACAAATTAAGTTTCCAACGACACAAAGGTTTACTAACCATTATAAAGATGTTTTAGTTTCTGAAATATGGGACGATGCATTAGGTTTGTGGGACGCTAGAACTGGTAATTGGGACGATGGTTTAACATTTACAGCAAGTTCACATTTGTTAGGCATATCTGCAAAGACAGAAAGTTCTACTTTAAATGTAAATAGTTTTAATATTAAATTATCAGCAGTAGAAAGCACATTCACTGCTTTATTATTAAACAACAATGTATCTAATGATGAAGTAGCAATAGATATAGGTTTTATTGATGATAATGAACAACTGATTGACGTGTTTAATTACGCTAAAGGTTTCGTAGATAATTTTACAATAAATACCGATAGAGCAGTAATTGATATAAATTGCACTTCGCATTTTGGAGATTTTAGTAGAGTTACTGGACGCAAAACCAATGAGGGCAGTCATGGTAGATTTTTTGAAAGCGATAAGGATAGTTTTGAATTTAGTTCGCAAACGATAAGAGATCTTAAATGGGGTAGAGTGTAATGGGTATATTTAGTAAAATATTTAAAAGCATAGGTAATATAGTTACTGATATTATTAGTTGGATTGTTCCAATGCCTGATATACCTAACCTTGAGCAAAACGAATTTGAAAAAGGCATATTAGTTAATAAACAATCTAATAATGCATCTGTGCCTATAGTTTATGGTAAAAGGTTGCTTGGCGGTACTAGAACTTTTATAGAAGTTGAGGGAAGTACAAACCAATATTTATATATTTGTTTAGTATTATGTGAGGGTGAAATCAACGATATTACTAAGATAAAAATTGATGATAGTGATGTTACGTTTACTGGTAGTTTTCAACATGGTGTAACTATAACTTCTGATGACACAAGGTTTGGAACAAATATTAAAGTTCAACCTTTTTATGGCAAGGACGATCAAGTTCAATCAAGTTTATTAAATGAAGATAGTAGCTGGAATAGTAGTGCCAATAGAAAATTAAAAGGCGTTTGCTATCTTGCGATACGTTTAGAATGGGATCGAGATAAATTTTCTAACGTACCTAAAATACAAGCAGAGGTTGAGGGGAAAAAAGTTCCTGTTATAAATGCTAACTTAACTATTACAGAAAATACATTTTCTAATAATCCTGTATTCTGTTTATTAGATTATCTAACCAATGCAACTTACGGTAAGGGTATTAGCTTGGGTGATATTGATATTGCAAGTTTTTATACTGCGTCAACAGTAGCCGATCAAGAAGTTACACCTTTTAGTGGTGGAAGTAATATTCCACAATTTAGCTTAAATGTGGTTTTAGATACTAATAATAAAATATTAGATAACGTAAAATTTATCTTACGAGGTATGCGAGGATTTTTACCATACTCAGAGGGGTTATATAGATTAGTTATAGAAACTACTGGCTCATCTATTTTAGCGTTAAGTAAGGATAACATCATTGGTGGTGTTAAGTTAATGAGTGAAAAGAAAAACACTAAATATAATAGAATAAATATTGACTATATATCGCCTGAAAAAAACTATGAAAAAGATACTGTAATATTTCCTGAAGCAGACGCAGATCATCAAACACTAAAAACTGCTGATGGTGGTTTTTTACAAGAATTAAGTCTTGATTTAAATATGATTACTAGTCCTTATCAAGCATTACAGTTTGGCAAGGTGGTTTTAAATAGAAGTAGAAATCAATTAACGGTTGAATGTACTACAAACTATGAGGCTATGAATTTAGCGGTAGGTGATATTGTAGATCTAACTGATGAAATATTAGGCATGACTGCTAAAGCATTTAGAGTTATTGGATTATCAATTAACTTTGATTATACTGTAATTTTAACTTTAGCAGAACATCAAGACGCATGGTATGTCTTTGATGAAAAGACGCAAGTTGCTGTTGTGCCTGACACTAATTTGCCTAATCCATTTAGTATTTTACCACCTGCTGGTTTAACATTATCTGACGAACTAATTGCATATAATGATGGTACAGTTATTGTTGCATTAAATATTGTGGTTACGCCATCAACTGATAACTTTGTTTTTGAATATCAAGTTGAATACAAGAAATCATCAGAAGCAAACTTTAAAATTCATGCAAAAGGTACAGAGGTAAATCAAAGAGTATTGAATGTTATTGACCAAGAAGCCTATGATGTCAGAGTAAAGGCTATTAATAGCTTAGGGGTATCTTCAACTTATGTAACGCAATCAGGTTATACAGTAGTTGGTCAAGTTGCTGATCCATCAGATGTAGATGACTTTGCGGTGAATATTATAGGTAAAGAGGCACACTTAGGTTGGGAACAGATACCTGACCTTGATCTTGCATTTTATCAAATACGGTACTCGACAGCTTTATCAGGTGCAACTTGGCAAAATTCAGTATCGTTAGTAGAAAAAGTTTCTAGACCTGCAACATCAATTTCTGTTCCTGCTTTAAAAGGTACTTATCTTATTAAGGCGTTTGATAAATTAGGTAATGCTAGTGTTAACGCTAGTTCCATTACAACAAACATTGCACAGATTGGAAATTTCAACGCTGTTGCTACGCAAACAGAAGATACTGCATTTTCAGGAACAAAAACGAACTGTAGTGTTGTTAATGGTACTTTAAAACTAGATGATGTATCGTCAAATGGTACTTATGAATTTAGTTCTGTTATTGATCTTGGTGCAATTTTCACCAGTAGAGTTACAGCGGTGTTAGAACAGTTTGCTGCTAATCCTACTGATTTATTTGACGCAGGTAGAGGGTTTACTAATTTTGATGATGTTACTACTAATATTTTGTTTGACGGTGCTGTTCCACAGGGTGGAAAAGCAGTTCTACAAATCGCCGTTTCAGATGACAACTCAACCTACACTGCTTTTAAAAACTTTGTGATTGGTGATTACACTGCACGATATTTTAAATTTAGATTAATTTTATCTTCAAGAGATGCTAGTTCAATTCCTGTTGTTTCAGGTTGTGAAGTGATAGTTGATATGGAAGATAGAGTTATAAGTGGTGATGACATTGCAAGTGGCACTGGCACAAAATCTATTACATTTACAAACCCATTCAAATCTGCTACATATGCAATAGGAATATCTGCACAGAATATGACGTCAGGTGATTTTTATGCAATAAGTAATAAAGCATCAAGTGGATTTGATATTGTTTTTAAGAATAGTAGTAGCACGATAATTAACAAGACATTTGATTTTATAGCAAAAGGATATTAACACATTATGGCACAACACGATTATATTATCTCAAATCAGACTTTCCCATCATACAGGAACGATCACAATAACAGTCTGACTTCTATTGTAAGTAAAAACAGTGGCAGTTCTGAACCAACAACGAAGTATGCTTATCAGTGGTGGTATGATTCTTCAAATAATATTTTAAAAATTAGAAATGCGGATAATGACGCTTGGATTAATTTTGCTACATTTGATCAAACTAATGACCGTTTTTCTTTAAGTGTTCACGATTTAACTGTAACTGGTTCAGGGGTTATTCCAGCAGGGACTGTTATGTTGTTTCAACAAACATCAGCACCTACAGGATTTACTAAAATTACAACGCAGAATAACAAAGCCCTTAGAGTAGTAAGTGGTTCAGCATCTACAGGTGGATCAAATTCATTTACCAATTCTTTAAATACTAGCAAAACAGTCAGTGGTACTACTGGCGGTACAGCGGTAACTATTACTGGTAGTGTAGGTTCACATACACTTACTATTGCTGAAATGCCAGCCCACGATCACCCTAGAGGTACACACAGTACAGTTGGTTTTACAGATGATGGCGGTGCTGGTGGAACACAAGGTTATGTCGGTGGTGATCAAAATGTTGGTAGTTTTGATGCTAGACTAGCTTCTCAAGGTGGCGGTCAAGGTCATACGCATAACGTAGGATCATTAGCTGGGAGTTCACACACACACAGTTTCAGTAGCTCATTTAATCC